GGTAAGATAAATATAACATGTTTTGTGCATTTTGTGATCTCTAAATGATGTATTATATGCATTTTGTGATCTCCAAATGATGGATTATATGTGTTTGGTAAGAGAAAGATAACATGTTTTGTGCATTTTGTGATCTCCAAATGATGTATTATATGCATTTTGTGATCTCCAAATGATGTATTATATGCATTTTGTGATCTCCAAATGATGTATTATATGCATTTTGTGATCTCCAAATGATGTATTATATATGTTTGGTAAGAGAAATATAACATGTTTTGTGCATTTTGTGATCTCTAAATGATGTATTATATATGTTTGGTAAGAGAAAGATAACATGTTTTGTGCATTTTGTGATCTCCAAATGATGCATTATATGTGTTTGGTAAGAGAAAGATGACATGTTTTGTGCATTTTGTGATCTCCAAATGATGGATTATATGTGTTTGGTAAGAGAAATATAACATGTATGTCGATCACACAGAACAATAAAATGGATAATTAAAAAAACCATTATTATAAACAATAGGAACTATTTTTTGTTCTTATTGTTTTTTTATTTATTCATTTTATTGGTTTATGTGATAGGATACTAATGATCATAGAAGCAATAAAAATAAATGACAATGATAAACTGAATGATGGAATAAAAATGCTTAATGTTTCATTATATAATTATTACATTGTTAATTATTTTATTGATTTTATGATAGTAAACACACATACATTGCAAGTATTAAATAAAAATTGACAATCTTTATTTCCTGCATATTACATAAATTTATATGTATACCAGAAAAATGTCATATAGTGACATCATACGTTTTTGGTTTCCCAATCATCAGTATCAGGGGTTTTGGTTTGATGGATCAAAAGATTTTGACATTGAAATGAATTTTTTAGAAACACTCAAAATGGCTGAACGGGACGAACTTGATTATTGGCTCAGTGAACCGAACAAATATGCAAAGTTAGCATTACTCATTTTATTGGATCAGTTTAGTCGCAATATTTACAGAACATCTGATTTCAGAAGAAATGATTCAAAGGCATTTGCAATTGCAAGAAGCATTGTGGATGCAAACGAAGACATCAATTATCCCGTTAACATGAGAATATTTATCTTGATGCCATACAGACATCAACATACTACACCACTACTAAATTTTGTCCTAACTAGATTGAGTGAATATGATACAACATATTTTTCTGACAATGATTCAAGCATTCTTGAACATTTTAAGATGGCAACACTCAAAGACTATTCAAAGGTAATTGATACTATTATTACACATCCTTCTGTAATTATTGACCATCCAGCATTTGATCCATCCATTTTAGATGATGTATGTGAAACATTTCATACAGTACCAACTAAGGAGATGACAGATGTGAATTCCATTCCACTCTACAAATCAATCAAAAAATACATTGAGCAACATAAGATCAAAATTGTTGGTATCTCTTTGTCCGGAGGAATTGATTCAATGGTAATGGCATATCTTTTTTACCAAATGAGATTGAGAAAAGATATTGATGATATTATTTGTGTTCATCTCAATTGGTCTAATCGAACAGTCAGTGATGCAGAATGTGATTACATTATCCGATGGTGTCAATATTTGAACATCATATGTCTCACTAGAAAGGTGGAACATATGACGCGTAATGCAGGTATTGATAGGATATTTTATGAAGATGAAACACGAAAAATCAGATTTGCAATGTACAAATATGCTGTTGACAGATTTGGTGTATTTGGGTTTTGTTTGGGTCATCATAAGGATGATTTAGCAGAAAATGTATTCATGAATATTATGAGAGGTAATGATCTTTTTGATTTGTTTGTTATGAGTCCTCTGGCAACAAGAGATGGGATAAATATTTTGAGACCAATGCTTGATCATCACAAAAAGGATATTTACGAAGTATCTAATATGTATGGCATTTGTTACATGAAGGACACAACACCTCATTCATCATTTAGGGGAACAATTAGAACCCAAATATTTCCGGCAATAGATGGATTCGATCCTGCACTTCAAGCAAATTTAATTCTGGCTGGAAAACGATCGGATGAATGGAATACAGTCATTGAGCTGCTAGCAATCAAGCCAATTTTGAGTAGTTTAAATAAGGGTGCGTGTGGATTTTCAATCGATGCAACAGCTGATATGCTTGCATTGCCCGAATCATATTGGATTAGATTGTTTCTCAGAGTATTTCACAATCTGGGCATTAACATGATGACACATAAAAATGTTAGTTACATATGTACTTGGTTCAGAACACAAGTGTTGAGGGGGAAAATAACATTTTGTTGTTTGAGCAATGGATATTTTTGTGCTGTGCATAATGACAAACTCTATTTCATCTCTAGACACCTACAGACCACACGAGAAAAGTTTGCAAGTGATCAAACTATTGATATTTCAAAAGGGGACACTATTGTTCGACTTGATCGATGGACCATTACTATCAGTAAAACTGATGAAGATATTAGGAACATCATAACACATGATGATATTATCAGAGGTCATTATGTTTACACTGAACCAATTGATGATGCACCTTTAATAATTACCTATGAGTTGCAAAAGAAAGATCAGACCAAAAAGATTTTCAGAGGATTGGGTACAATGTCTAAATATTTGCCCAAGGTTACATCTGGTGATCGTGACTTTGTGCCATCCGGATATGTCAAGATTGATGTGAAATTTGTCTAAAAAATTAATGATTGTAATTTAAGAAGGTCTTAAGGTAAACAACATTTTATTATTAACCAAATATTATGTCTTATTGATTTTTGTTGGAAAGACATGTGTGCCGATCACATGGAACAATAAAATGATCATTAAAATAAATCATTATGATAAACAATAGGAACTAATATTTGTTCTTATTGTTTTTTTTATTTATTTATTTTATTGGTTTATGTGATGGGATACTAATGATCATATAGACCAATAAAATAAATGACAATGAAGAACTGAATGACAGAATAAAAATACTTTATTCATCATATAATTATTACATTGTTAACTATTTTATTGATTATATGATAGTTAACACATATACTTTTTAAAATCATTAGCCTATAATACATTCTTACATTGCAAGCATTATAAAAAATTTGATATTATAATGATTGACATATAAGATGTTTTTATTTATTATTAATATCATATGGCTAAAACTTTATTTTTCTATTCACACAACAAAAAAGCAGGTGACATGGATAACAAACATGTATTTTCACAATGGTATCCATGTGTATTTTCTGATGATGATGGACAAATTTACAATAGTGCTGAACAATATATGATGGCACACAAAGCAAAGCTATTCAATAAAACAAAAAAGAATGATAACATATTAAATTCTATTATGGCATCATCTGATCAAAAAACTATAAAGACATTAGGAAGACAGATACATGGGTTTGATGATGACACATGGAATAAAGAAAAATTAAAGATAGTTGTTCAGGGGAATTTGTTTAAATTTGGGCAGAATGCTGAACTTAAGAAAATATTATTGGCGACAGGAACAAGAAGATTAGTTGAGGCATCACCATATGATTCTATTTGGGGGATTGGTTTTAATGAAAAAACTGCTTTAGTCACTCCAGAAAAAGAATGGGGAAAAAATTTATTAGGTGAAGCATTGATGATTGTTAGAAAAAAATTATTATATTGATTGTTCTGCCAAATCTCTGTATAAATAAACATAGATACCGGTTCCATCAGTAGAAAGGGGGTCCATATTAATTGTATCTGTTGCAATTATTTGATTTATTTGATATAAAACAGATAAATCATTTTTCATATCGGAACAATATTGAGAATAGGTTAATTCTTCATTGGTTAAATCATAAATTTCAATAACTTTGCATTTATCTATTCTGTGCATAGTACTATTAACAATATATTGTGTTTTGTTAGTACTTGGATAGACTGCACATTTAACAACAACTGGTACTCCAATACCGTACCATCCTGTGCGCCACACAGTATCAATCTGATCAGTAAACACTAATGTTTTTGTGATTGAATTTGACATGTAACTTGCATCCATAACATTAGTAACAATGCCTTTTTTATATAACAATGATTCTTTTTTGGTATTTGAATAAGTTATATTGATTAGACCATCATATTTATCACATAAATAAGTTCCTTCAGTCGTTGAATCGGGTTGAATCTCTTTGAAATAACCATTTTGAAGATTATCAATATACTCACTAAATGATGAATATAATAATTCTTTTCCTGTATATTGCTTAATTTCTCTGTAACCATTCAGTTTATCATTGTGATAAATAGCTCTTTCAATATATGTCAATACATCATTTGTGTATCTTTTTAATTCATAAAGACCATTTAATTTACCCATATTATATGTTGATCTTATGACACAAATCATTTTACCTGATAAATCATATGATTTTTTTAAGAAAATTCCAGATAATGTGTTATCACATAGGGTAAAATGTTTAATTAGTCGACCATCAGAATCATATTCTTCATAATGACAGTCATCTTTTTTTACTATTTTATTTTTTTTATCAATATATATTTTGTGATCTTCTTCATATTTTAGGAATTCCATTATAAAACCTATACAGATAAAAAATTGATATATTTTAATCTTGCATTATAGTCATTTTTAGAGTTTGGTAACATATTATGAGCATGCGAAAAGGTATGAACAGTATAAAAGTAAAAAAGCAAATAGATAATTTTACAAAAGAAATGAATGTTATGTTACAAAAACATGGTGATGAATTTGAAAATGGTACATTAAAAAAGGAACATGTTAAAAAATTAACATCTGAAAAATACAAAGAATATTACACAAAACTAGTAAAAAAGAGATTTAACAAAAATCTAATTTTTAGTCATGGTTCATATCACTTGTGTGGACATTGTTTGACAAGCCTGGATGAAGATTCCGGCTATATTAGTGATGTACAGCTCAGATATATTGGTGGATTGGATAAAACTTTTGGAGAAACAGCAATTGGGTTATCAGATGCTGAAAAAATAGAATTTGATGAAATACATAGATTTGTGGATGGAAAATAAAACATAGACATTAAATTAAAATTACTTTATTACTTTTTGTGGGCATACATATATCATCAAAAAAATTGAAAACAATATATAATTGAAAA